GCAAATGCGGTCTGGTCACCCGGAACCGTGGAAACTGGTGCGGTAATAAACTGACGAGATGCCGCCCTGCGCTGTACGGCGGGATGTGGAGAACGAGAGCGACCAGCATCGACCGGAACGCGTTGATCAACTAAAGCATGAACAAACGGTCGAACCGACGAATACTCACACGCCGGAGGACGATTAGGATTATCTGTAATATCTGTCAAAAGAACGTTGCCCATGGGATTATCACCGGATGGCATTTGACACCCACGGCCCGTAGAACGCGTAGGAACGCCATATGTCTCTTTAATCATGCTATTCTTGTACATAGCATAAAGAACGCCCAAACAAGTTGCACCGAGTATAAATATTCGTGCATCCCTGCGAATTAAATATAAAAAGCATGTAGTGTAAATTATAAATCGTGAAGCCGAATTGACACGTTCGGCTGGTGTCTGTTTGTTATTAGGCCAAAACTGAGAAATTTTGTCTTGTCTGATGAGCTGTCTTGGATCTTCGAACCAAACCTTCGTCATTTAGTATATTGTAAGTTTATTTTTTCAACATGCTCCCAAACATACTGTTCATTGTTTTCATTAAGGCGGCTTCATCCAAATCACCACCTTCTGTTTCCATCTTATCGGCACAATCCTTCGCGATACCCTCAATCATTGAGAGTGTCTCTGCGGGAATAGCGGTAATAGTGGTACCGAGCATATATAATGTTTGTAAATACTGCCAAATTGCGTCCTTAGTATTAGTAGATAAGCTATCGTTCCAGTTATCCTTCAAATTAAGTTCCTTGAGATAATCGATTTTATCGATTTCATTCAATAAGAATGATTCGTCCTTATTGCTGATTTTATCCGAGTACGGAGTAATCCCCTTCATAAATCCATCAACGACCAATCTTGGATTTGTGGTTTTGGCCAATTCCAACTGAGCCATAAATTTTTTAATACCCTTCTCCTGTGGGAAAACCTTATGTAATTCCACAAGAAATTGTGACATCATATCCGTAAAAGCTGACACGCTCGCCATTTTTATGTATATAATAACTATCTAATCTTTAAGTTTGAGTTTAAAAAGGTTCCGTTGAGATGGTCTCGCGTTGCCCAACACCCATCGAAACGATGAAATACACAAGTATGGCAACTAAAGCTGCCGGCTTTGTGTACGCGCTCGGTTGTAATTTACCCTCCTTATTAAGGTGTGCCTTAGCATGTATATATCCTGCTGTGATACCTCCACCAATAGCAGCCGCCCAGATCGGGTCTCTCAAATAGTCGGAAAGTTCCATTTAATAATAGCCAACTTTTTTTGTTCGGCGCTCTGGGGCATCACCGAATAAGACACCATCGTCGGCCGGGGGATTTACTTCCTGTTGTTGCATAGAAGGGTCGCGGACGGTTGGAATCGTTCTAAACTCATTACTGAGAGCAGACGGTTGTTCCTCTGCCGTTTCTTCCAGTTGAGGCATCTCTTCGCCGCCTTCTTGAGGCATGTCTCCCATTGTTTCCTCCATGGAAGGTTGTTCCTCTTCTCCTCCCATTTGTTGTCCGATTTCACTAACATCGGCACCGTCTGGAAGCGTTCCAACTTCCCCTCCGTCTTCTCCATCATAAATGTCCGGATCTTCAGCATCACCATCATGAGTGCCATCGAGATCGATGTCCCTACTTTCTTGTGACATATAAGTTTGTAAAATTTGTTGAACTGGTATGAGATCCTTCACACTGTTTTCAATACACGAGATAAAACGAACCGCCAGTTGTTCATCTCTCGCATATTCACTTTGATTTTCTTGGAATATATAGGGATCCTTGTACAGATCCTTGGCTGCCAAATTATAGCAAGTTTGAATAAATATCTCATTCGTCGGTAACTTCAAACTTATTTTTTTGTTATCAGATTTAAGACGAACCGCAGATAAAATCTTCGTACAAGCGACAAAAACAGCGGCAAGAAGATCAGAATACCAAGCACATCTGGATGTGATGTTATCCGCGTGGGTCTTTGACATATTGTCACTCCAGTTTGGAACTTCCTTCAGTAGTTTCTGGAACATTTGTAACACTTTTCTGCCTTTAGACATTTTTGCCGCTTCATCGTACATAATAGAAAAAGTCTCTATCATAACCGGAACCATCAAGTGGCACATTTGACCGAGGTATTCCTTTTTCGCCTCGACTAAAACATTCAAGTTATCCATTTATCATAGAGTGTGTTTTTAAAAAATAAATTTAGTCGCACTAATCACCTGTATTTATTTGCCGCCTTTCTGAGATTGGCAAAACTAGGTAATTCTATATCATCGGTAGTATCTTCCTCGTCCCTGACTTTGTCGGATTTTTTCGTCTTAGGTATAAACCAAGATACATATATATCTATTTCCGAGACTCTTTGAGTCGTAAATCCAGCTCTTCTAAGTTGTCTATCTATGTATAATGCTGCCTGAGATCTGTCGAACGCCGGATAACCCATGACATATGATGGTACCCTGAGAAATATCTGTTTGTGACCATATTCTGCGCTCTGTTTTATCTTGGTCGAAAATTGTTCATATATTTTCATATACAATTCCTTTTTGATCTGTTTTCGATTTTCTTCAATACGCTGAACATCATCAATATTGATCATTAATATTACTTAATTTTGTTTTTGGCGCTTTCCAACTCACTTTTCTTTGGTAAAGCGGCTCTCTTCACAAGATCATAGCTTATAAATTCCTGACCCTCCTTACCTTCTGTGAATGCCTTAATCGCTTGTTCGTCCAATACTTTGGAATCCATGGGTTGTGTCTGAAGTGACATAATCACTGGCGTCTCTTTGCTAATATCTACATCAACCGTAACCGCAAAACCGAATGTAAATCCACCGTCCTTCACTGTCATAAAGGATGCTTGGTGTATCACCTCGGGTCCTTTATCTTCTTTGTCCTTCTTGACGAATTTTTTAACACCCAGCGTCTCAATGATATAATTACACACCTTTGTCTTCTTTTCAATTGCCGCATTCGTAGCTAAGATGATTTTTTGTATTGTATCATTGTTCATCTTAACTTCTTCAAACCTGTAATTCGATTTATCAATCGGTTTATCATTGAGAACAATTCCGGTTATGGGATCAGAATATCCTGAATATCCAAATACATCCTGGTATGTTTCCCTCTTGGAACTCAGAAGAATGACCAGGGCAATAAGTACTAGAGCAACTGTTATCCTCATATACTTATATGCGTTAATTTAATTTCAGAAAATAAACCACCCAATAGTAGATGGCACTCCTGATATTTAGTGGTAAATGTAATCACTCACAAGATGTACTGGAATATATCCAGGAACATCCCCAGCTTAAATCTATGATACAATTTCATAATGTAGATACACAGGGAATACCTCACCAATACGTACAAATATTAAAACGCGTTCCAAGTCTGATAACCAAGGATGGCAAACTTCTCGTGGGAGGAGAAGTCAAGGGGTGGCTCGGTACATTGTTACCGTCGGAGGAATTTGTAGGGTGGGGTTCCGGTGGAACCGCATCTACAAATTTAGATGACGCGGAACCGGACAGTTGTATATATAATTTAGACTCGTACGGGTCATCACTCAAACCAACTATCACCCGGGAATTACAAGAAAGAATTAACGCCAGTGTAAATGACGCATATAATGACATAAAGAAGTAAACGCAATATTTTATAACATGAAATTGGCTACAATTCAGGCGTCCGCATTTAAGTCCTGTTTCGAAGTATTGAAAGATATTCTAAATGATATCAATATATATTTCAAAAGTGATGGAATGAGTGTGACAACACTCGACACCGCGAGAACCTCGCTCATTGATATGTTTTTACCCGCCGACAATTTCGAAGAATATGAATGTAACGAAGAAATCGTCGCTGGCATAAATATATCGAATACATTCAAGTTATTAAAATCTATAACGAGTTCCGACATTTTGAATATTTCCATAGATTCAAAAGAATATATGAATTTTGAGATTATTTCCGAATCTAAAAGGACTAATACCAAATTTGAACTTAAACTATTGGATATAAACGAAAATAGAATTGAGGTACCCAACATCGAAATGAGTACGATTACGACATTACCATCGGTTGATTTTCAGCGTTTGTGTAGGGATATGTCAAATATAGGCACAGAAATAACGATTACCCGCGAAGGTACTCGTATGAATTTAAAATGTGATGGAGATTTTGCGAATCAAGAAACGTCAATAACCTGCAATGAAGAAAGTCCGAAAATTTCTGGAATTTATTCATTGAGATATCTTAATATATTTGCAAAGGGATCTAGCATGTGCTCTAGTGTTCAAATCTTACAAGAAGAAGCGAATCGCTTCCTTATTTTAAAGTATAATGTAGCAAACCTAGGAGAGCTCCGGTTCTATTTAGCTACTAAGGAACCTTCAGATCAGTAATTTTATTGGTCGAAGAACTCAACACCTTAGACATTCCCAATGAGTTTGTTAATTTAACTTTCGGGAATTTGTTTATAAGCTCGTCTTCATCCTGATTTAAAAAGTCTTTTATGAAAATTTCTTGTCCATGAAAATCATTTTTAGGTCCAGCATATATTTTCACCCTTTCAGTAATGTCCTCTAGTGGATTTTCATCGTCATCCACTAAATAGACAGTACTCAAAGGGATACTGAACGAAAATTCAGTATTTAAATCTTCCGGTAGTTTCAAATTCAAATTATTTGTCGCTATTTTGTAAATCTTCCCGTTATACCAATATCGTATCCTAAGAACGATATTTTTCACCCTTTTAGGAATGTGGTCTCGATAGTCGTCCTGGTTCGTAACATTCGCGTAAAACTTCTTACGATCCTGAAACCAAAACTGTGATTCCTGATTCCACATTTCATGTGTTATATCTTCATCCGCATCCTCGTCACTAATCTGATATTCCATCAGTTTAGAGTGTATATGATAGTCTGGCCTGGTGGTGACCCATTTATATAAACCATACACCTTCAGTAATACATGGTTTAAAAGATTGACTAACATTATAATATATGGAAGGTAATTTTTTAAGCCGATACAATAACAAAATTCAAGAGTGGGAAGATCTAATAGAGAAAGATCCCGAAAACTCTGGGCTTTACCATTCTGAAATGAGTGATTATCTCATAAAGTGTATGCCTTATATGAACCAATATACAGATGACTCTGATAAGGTTACAACTGTCGATAACGTATTTAATTGTAAGGAAACTCACGGTCTCCAAAGAAAAGACATTTATGTTGATTATTTAATAGACGTAGAAAATCACAATATAAATAGACAAATCGTGAAAGAAAATACGGACGTCTGTCCAAGATGCCCTGATAGTAATATTATTCACTTTAACGACACTAGTGACCTCACGTGCGATAATTGCGG